TAATGGCAGATCTAATTTTTGAAAATATTGGAGGGCAGGAATTAATTAACATTGCCCGTAATGATACAATCAATGGACAGACAGTAATCTACCAACCTATTAAAAATTTAACTGCTATTCAGCAACAGTATAACCCTAATAATATAGTTAGTCTTCAGTCTACATCAGATAAATACTTTCAAAACTTTTCAATTAAATTTGATGACAAGGTTCCAGATGAACCAACTGGTCCAAATGGAGAGCATGTTTACATAGATCCACAAACTGGAGAACTGGTAGTTGAAGCGGTAAATTTAGAGCCAGATGAACAAATAGAAGTAGAAATTACCATAAGTGGTACAATATATGAGGCGGACATTTAAATGATAACTGACACTGGAAAATCTATAATTGGTAAGTATTTGCTTGGTCAAGCACCAGCATATGCTTCATACATTGCCGTTGGCTGCGGAGCACAGCCGCTTGCCACCTCTGACCCATATGGCGATTACTCTGAAAAACAAAACCTAGACTTTGAAATGTTCCGTGTTCCTATTTCTTCTAGAGGATTTGTTAATGATGGAGCAACAGAAAAACTAGTTTTAACTGCGGAATTACCAACAGAAGAAAGATATGAAATAACTGAAATTGGTTTATATTCAGCAGGATCTAATCCATCTGCTGGAGCATATGACAGCAAAACAGTTTTTGCTTTTACACAAGGAGAAAACTGGCAATATCATACAAACGTAGCAGCGACATCTATTCCTACTATTACTGAGCCATTAGATGATCCTCTAGATGATAACGTAATCGCTACCGCAGACCCTGTGTTTCAAACTAACGCAGATAACTCAATATTTTATAAATCACCAAGACCTGAAAGATATGAACGTGCAAGATTTTTAAATAATATTATTTTGATACAGGGAGATGATTCAGACTTAACGGTTGATCCATCAACTGGAAGTTCTGCTGGACATTTTATTATTGAGCCTGGATCAAATCACATTCACCTAACTGGAGCAGATGTTAACTTTAGCAGAAACTCTCCAATAGATGAACTACGTCTTGCATTTTCCATTATTAGCAAAGATGGAGACTCAGCATCAGTTCCAGATACAGTAAGAATTCTTGTAGATTTTGCAGAAACAGAAGCAGAAAATACTGGAGAATTTGCAAGATTTGAAATTGAATTAGAAAACGGCAGCGGTACTGGTGGAACATATGACTTTGAAACTAACAGATATTATGTAGCATCTACTCAACTACAAGAGTTATATCAAACACAAGGATTTACATGGAATGCTGTAACTGTAGTAAAGATATATGCTTGTGCAATAGTTTCTGATGTGCCATCTGCAGACTACTATATTGCACTAGATGCCCTTAGATTAGAAAATATTGCAACAACAAATCCATTATATGGACTAACAGGATATTCTGTTGTTAAAAATACAGACGCTGAAACAATTATTAAATCACCAAACACAAGTAACTATATTGAATTTAGATTTTCTGTTGGTGTTACATAATGACTAATGAAACAGTTAAAAAGTTTAGGACCCCTGCTAACAACTTGCCGCCAATTAACAGTATTACTGAGGGTTATTCTTTAAGGTATAGAATTGTATCTTCAGATAAGAACAGAACTTCACACTGGTCTCCAGTTTATTTAATTCAGCCAGATCAAACCTTTGTCCCTGGAGCAATATTTTTTAATAAGGCTGGAAGCATAGCCTCAGTTGTTTGGGATTCTGTAACAATTACAAAAATAGATAGCGGAAATACTTACGCTATTGGAAAAGCATCAGAGTACGATGTGTGGGTAAGATGGGATAGAGGCGGCGGTAACGGAGATTGGTTGTATAAAGAAAGATTGCTAACAACATCCCTATCTATTCCAGTTCCTTCTCAGTATACAGTTAATGGTGTTGTACAACCATCTGCGCCAAATAGACTTAGCATTGAAATATATTTAACTGGTTCACCTATTGCAAGATCAGATGGTGCTGCTGGAACACCATTTTTAAAAGTTTATAGATTGCTCAATGAGACTGTTTAATGATATAATGGAGAGATAATGGCTAAAGTACCGCTACCAGAACGAGGACAACCTCTAGATTTAACATATATATATCAATTAGTTGATACTGTTAATGATCTATCTACACAGGTTTCTTCAGCAACATATAACTATACTACTGTTGATACTATTTCAGCAGGAAAGCAAAGCATCAAAACATCCGAGGCAAGAGTTGTGGGTGGATATGTAGAGGTTGCCAATAACTCTACGGTCAGCGCTGGCAACGAAAAAACATTTTCTTATGATTTTCCTTCAGACTTTAAGTATGCACCAATTGCATCTGCTACTGCAGTCAATATTGGTAATACACCAGCAGGACAGAATGTAAATGTTATTCTAAAAAGCGTAACAACTTCAAGGGTAGAAGGTATTGTTAGATTTGGTGCTTCTGGAGATCTTTCTTTAGCAGTGCACCTAATCATTATTGGTATTCCAAACTAAAGGGGATTGGGTAATGCATTGCATAAAATGCAATGGCAAGATGTTTGTTGATAGACAATATTCTAGCCAAATACATATTGAGACTTATTGCATCTGTTGTGGTTCAAGAAAATTTTTTCACCCACCTTCAGATAGCAAGGAGGGTAGATGGATTTTAAACCAAGAAAACTTGAGAGCAAAGACTACAATAGTCAGCCTGTAGTTACTGGAAACAAAAGAATCTGGTTTCTTAATGGTGATTTAGTTAGGCTTTATCATAGTTCAAGATCAACAGGAATGGTTTCTGTTTACAATATTACAAAAGATAGAATAGAAACATGCTTTCGTTCTGACTTTAGAAAAAATAGAGAACGAGCATACACTGTAGCAGAAACTGCGAGACTTGTCAATAGGCATCGCAAATATATTCCATTGTTAATTAAACGAGGAGTGATTCCACCACCAATGGGATCTCAATTGGACGGGGTAAGAGATTGGCAAGTAAGAGCATACTACTCTGAATCGCAACTAAAAGAGATACGTGATATACTTGCAAGTATACATATTGGAAGACCAAGAAAAGATAATTTAATAACTAATAACATGACTCCTACAAGTCAGGAGTTGACACGAAGAACTGGCGATGGTATACTGGTTTATACGAGAACAGAAGATGGACGATTTATTCCAGTGTGGAATGAGTCTATATAATTTAGAAATGGGCGGGATAATGGAAAATAGTAATTACGTAGTAACAAATGAACCAACAAAGGTAAATGTAACATTAGGATATACGCTTAATCTAGGAAATTTTCAATCACTAAGAGTTGATCTTGGTGTTGTTGACTATACTCGTGAGGGTGAAACCACAAACGAAGCAATGGACAGAGTCTATGCATTCGTTGAAAATAAGGTAATTGAAAAAGTAAACGAAGCAAAAGCCGAGATCGTAGCAGAGTAAAGTGGCTGAACGCAAAGACCGAATGGCTTTGCTCAGTCGCTACAATAAACTTTACTTGCAGAGATACGAGCAAAAGTCTAATCTCAATTTAAACGTTGAGCAGTGGGCATCAGATGCACTTGTTGAATCCTACGGACTTCCTGCTTGCTATGACTTATTAGATTATTACTTTAGTATTGCACAAGACCCTACTTGGAATTTCTTTGCATACAATGCAGAAAAAATTCTTAATGGTAAACTTGATAAAGAACAAGATGACAAAGAGCGAACAGAGCGCAGGGCTAGAGCAAAGGAGTGGCTGAGTGAATAATACAGAAGCAAAATTAATCACTGCAGTTTTATCAGATAAGCAGGTACACGTACTCCTTCAAGCAAATGTTGAAAATCTTCTTAGAACGCATAACGATGTATGGAACTTTATCAGAAACTATTCTGAAGCAAATGGAACTGTTCCGCCAACATCCTTGGTTGTTGAAAAGTTTAGAGACTTTACACCAGCAGAGGGTATTGGGGCAACCAAGCATCATCTTGATGAGTTACAAACAGAATACTTAAATGACAGCCTAAAAGATATTATTCGTAATGCTGCATCTGAGATTCAACAGGGAGAAGGATCAAAAGCCCTAGAAGAACTAATCACGAAGACTTCCGAGTTAAAGAAAAATACATCTGCAATTCGTGACATTGATGCTACAGACATTGATTCAGCGATTGCGTATTTTGAAAATGTAAAGAAGCAACAAGAACTAGGTCATATTGGAATCAAAACTGGTCTTCCAGGATTTGATAACTACTTGCCTTCTGGAATTATGCCAGGACAACTTGGTGTGTTTCTTGCTTATCCAGGTATTGGAAAGTCATGGCTTGCGTTGTACTTTGCTGTACAAGCATGGAAGCAGGGTAAGACTCCACTAATCATCAGTCTTGAAATGTCAGAAACAGAAGTTAGAAATCGTGCTTTTACTATTATGGGTGAAGGTCTTTGGTCACACAGAAAACTTTCTAATGGAGATGTTGAACTTGACATGTTAAAGAAGTGGCACGAAAGCAAACTTCAAGGAAAACCACACTTTCACATTATTTCAAATGATCAAGGTGGAGAAGTAACTCCTTCAGTTATTCGTGGAAAGATTGATCAGTACAAGCCTGACTTTGTTATTGTTGACTACTTGCAGTTGATGAGTCCAAATCAAAAGTCAGATAATGAAACGGTACGAATGAAGAACCTTTCACGAGAACTTAAACTTATGGCTATTAGTGAAGAAGTTCCCATTATGGCTATATCATCTGCAACACCTGATGATGTAAAAGATTTAAGCACAGTTCCAACATTGGGTCAAACTGCATGGTCTAGACAGATTGCATATGATGCTGACTGGGTTTTAGCACTTGGTCGTGGTACCAATAGTGATATTATTGAATGTGCATTTAGAAAGAACCGTAATGGTTTTATGGGAGACTTCCTAGTACAAGCAGACTTTGATAAGGGCTATTACAGATATAAGGACTTTGAAGACAAAAATGGCTAAAGAGTTATATACAACGCAGCAAATACATAGAGTGCTCACTGGAGCAGGAATTGACATTGAGGCTGAGTATGGAACTGATTATATAATTTTTTGTCCTTATCATAATAATAATAGAACTCCAGCAGGGGAAGTTTCAAAAGAGTCTGGATTATTCTTTTGTTTTGGTTGTCAAACAACTAGAAGTCTTGTTGAGTTAATTATGCATATGACAAGTAGAACATATTTTGAAACAGTTAGATTTATAAAAAGTAAAGAAACAGAAACAGATATTGAAGCAGTTATTAATAAAGCCTTGCATCAGTTGCCAGACTTTGTACAATATGATGAGTTGCTTATTAAAAGATTAAATAAGCAAGCACTAGATTCTCCAAGAGCGATGACATATTTTGAAGGTCGTAGACTTACAAAAGAATCTGTGATAAAATTTGATTTAGGGTTTTCTGAAAAACAAGATTCAGTTGTTATTCCTATGCAATCTCCAGATGGAATGTCTATCGGTTTTGTTGCAAGAACAATTGAAGGCAAAGAGTTTAAGAATACTCCAGGACTTCCAAAAAGCAAGATACTTTTTAATCTTCACAGAGTAAAAGCATCAAAGATAGTCTATGTTGTAGAATCTTCTTTTGATGCGATAAGATTAGATCAAGTAGGTTTCCCTGCGGTTGCTACCCTAGGGGCAAATGTTTCATCAAGCCAGATTGAACTTTTGAAACGGTACTTTACAGGTGTCGTATTAGTAGCAGACAATGATGATGCTGGAATGATTATGGCTGAGAAACTTATTGAAAAAATGGGCAACTTAGTTACAATTATTAGACCAGACAAAAGATATAAAGACATAGGCGATATGACAGATGATGAAATTAGAACTCTTGAGTTCCAGTTTGACAATGTTATTGACTCTATGCTAAAATAATAAAACACTTATATAAGGAGAAACATGACTATTGTAAAGGGATTAAAAAATATAAACGCCCTAGTCGACAAGCCAAAATACGAAGGTACAGGAACAAAGGTTCGCTGGGTTAAGTTAGCAGACGGACAAGCAGCAAAGATTCGTTTTGTTAATGAGTTAGATGCAGACTCAGCAAACTATAATGAAGATCGTGGTCTAGCAGTTGTGTGTTCAGAGCATACCAATCCAAAGGACTATAAGCGCAAAGCAGCATGTACTCAGGAGTCTGAGGGTCGTTGCTTTGGCTGTGAGATGGCTCGTAAAGAGCCTAAGTCTGGCTGGAGAGCACGTTTGCGTTTCTACACAAACGTTCTTGTTGATGACGGAACAGAAGAAGCCTATGTCGCTGTGTGGTCACAGGGCATTAGTAAGCAATCAGCATTCAACACAATTCGTGAATACGCACTTGAAACAGGAAGCGTATC